CCGCCGACGCTGTCCCGCCGGAACGTTGCAGTGTGGGCAGGCCTCATCTTGGTTGCGGCTATGCGTACAAGACAGCCACCACAGAAGAACTAGCAGCCGAGTTGAGGCGTCGGGGGTGGTGGGCCTATGACCAAATGGAATATCGGAAAAGATACGTCGAGATTCTTCGGGAAGAGGGAGCCATCGTCATCGAAAGAGATGAGAACGGCGAGTGGCCTGAATGGGCGCAGCAATCTGTAGCGGACATGGGGGCGCAAGCTCGGACTACGGGCAAGGGGTACGCCGTTCGTGTGGCAAATGAACGGCTCGACCGACTAGCAACCAATCAACCAGCCAGCAGGGAGAGTGTGTGAACGACATTAGCAACGCAGGGCATAGCGATTTGATCGCCTGGCTCCGCTGTCCCAACAAGTACAAGTACCAAGTGGTTTGGCACATCCAGGCCAAGCGCCGCTCGGACAAGTTGGCGATAGGCACGATGGTCCACCGCTTCCTTCAGGGCTGGAACCTGAACGAAGATCTCGTTGCCATCCGGGCCGAGTTCGAGAAGCGGGCCGAAGAGACTGCCTTCACGGACGAGGAACTGATCGACAACAAGGCCCTCGTGGAGACCGCATGGGACATCTTCCTGCGGTACCTGGACGAGTGGGAAGAGGATCTGAGGCCGGAGAACATGAAGATCCTGCACGTCGAGGAAGAGTTCACGCTCACCTGGGAAGCCGATGGTCGCACCCTCTCGATCCGAGTCACTCCTGACCTTGTGTACCAGGATCTCCGCACGGGCGTCATCTGGATCAAGGACTACAAGACGGTGGACTCCATCCCTAACAGCCGTGAGGTTCCCACCTACCAGATGCTTCTGTACCTGGCTGCTGTGCAGGCTGCCTACCCGGATGCCCGAGTGGGCTTCGTGCTCGACTACATCCGGCGTAAGGAACCTGTCCAACCCAGGCTCAACGCCACCCACAACAAGGACTCCAAAGAGTTTGGGCACCTGTTCGTCAACAGCCTGAAGGTTGTGGACACCACCTACCAGTTGCTCAAAGAGTTCCTGGAGACTGAGGCCCCGGCTCTGCTGAAGGAACCGAACCACATCATGCGGCTGGAGGAACTGAAGGAATCTTCCAACTTCTTCCAGCGAGACATTGTGTTCCTACCGGACCAGGCCATCGAGAACGCTCTGGATGACGCCACTGGCGGGCTCCTGGCGATGGAGAGCGCCATCCGGTTCCCCCGAGTGTTCATCCAGAACGGCGGGCAGTCCTGCGACCAATGCGAATTCAAGCCCCTCTGTCTTGCCGAACTGCGTGGAGAGGGAATAGACTCACTGCTGGAGGCGTTCTATGAGGAACGACCACCGAAGAACGAGTACGAGAGCGAGGAAGAGAGTGCCGAGACCAATCAAGAGTGAAGTGAAGAAGCGAGTGGGTACTGAGGCTGCTCCGGCCGAAGTGCAGGAGATCAAGCCCATGTCCCTCAAAGACCGCACCAAGCCGCCGGGTCACATCGACCGTCTGGTGGGCGGGCTGTTCGGTCCCCCAAAGAGTGGGAAGACCACCGTGGCCTGCTCGGGCGGGAAGACCCTGCTTATCGAGTTCGACCCGGACGGAGACGCCACCGAGACCATCCAAGGCCGCACGGACATTGATGTGTTCAAGCCCGCCAACTGGTCAGAAGTGGACAGCATGACCAAAGACCTGCTCACTGTGGACCGAGAGACCTGGGACTTCTGGGTGCTCGACTCCGTGAGCTTCTGGGCCGAGATCTTGGGAGGCAAGGAACTGGCAACCCAACTAAAGGCCGGGAAAGATCCCCGGCAGGTCTATCAACGCATCGGTGCCTCCATCAACCAGACCTTCCGTGATCTCCTGACCGGCCCTGCCTCCGTGATCTTCACGGCGCAGATCAAAGCCGACAACGGGGATGACGACGACAGTGACATTGTGACGATTGGCCCGGACGAGGCCGTGTACCCCGTCACCTTGGCGGTCACGCCGATGGTGTTCAAGGTGCTCGGGCCTTCGGCCAGCTTCATCGGTCGCACCTTCCGTCGAAGCGACGGCTTCTATGTGAGCTTCAACGACGGCGGACGCAGCCCGGCCTCGAACCGGCTGGGCCTACAAAGCCCCCAGAAAGAACCTTCCCTACAAGAGATCCTGAAGAGCATCAGAGAAAGGAATGCAAAGTGAGCGCAACAGCAGTAGTGATTCCGGTCACCGAAGCAGACGTAGAGAACGCCGCCAGTGGAGGCGGAGCCTATGCCACGCTCGAAGTCCCAGCCGACTATCGCCTCATGGTGACGGGGGTTGAGGACTGGAAGCAGGAAGGCAAGACGATGGGTTGGGTGTACACCCTGACCATCAGCGAAGAGGCAGGCAAGGGCCTGACCTTCAAGTACTTCCTCAGCTTCGAGAAGGAACGGCGATCCAAGATGATCCGTTTCTTCGAGGCCGCAGGCAGCCCCCTGGCAGTGGGCCAGAACCAGACCGACCCCAACGAGGTTGTGGCGGCGGAGGCCGAACTGGGGGGCCGCATCGACTTCCCTCGCAAGTACTACAAGGCCCTGGAGGAAGACGGTGGCACCCCTGGTGACGCCGTGACTGCCCTCGGACCCATCTACCGTGAGGTTCGGTGGGTCTTCCCGCTGACCGAGCTAGAGGCTAGCGAGGATACCGACAGCGCAGAGCCCGCAGTCGCAGAAGTACCCACCTTAGAGTAAGCCAACCACCGTGTGCAGGCGCATGGGGAGTCTCATAAGCTTCCCTGCTAGGTTCAAGTCCTAGGCACGGTACCACCATGAACAGTCGCTTAGGAATTTTCTCCCTCCCCATTGTCTATACCGAGGACACTGGGGAGGGCCTGTCCGGCCATCTGGTTCCCGGTGTGGCGATCAATGTCCGCCCCGGCCTGACCGCCTGGGAAGAAGCAAACACCCTCGTTCACGAAAGCATCCACCACATTCTCCAGAACATGGGCATGGGGTGGGAAGAAGAGGTTGAAGAGGACTTCGTGCAGAGGATGACGCCGTGGTTGCAGATGTGGCTCTTCCAGAACCCGGAAGTGATTGGGTACATCCTGAAGCTGATGCAATAGGGAACCCGGCCCCTTAGCGGAGCCGGGCTCTGGGTTGCTCTAAGCGAGCCTGATGTTCTGCGGGAACGCTTCGACTAGCGCCTCAGCGATCTTCTTGTTGGGTACTTCGGCATTGCCGTCCTCATCGAACTGCACAGAGGTTACGGCTCGGTCCGTCATAACCTGCTTGCCATCCTCGTTCAAGACGGGATCGCCAGCGTTCGTCTGAGGGACCTTGATAGTCCAGTACATGCCCGAAGGCAGGTCGGCCTGCTTGATCCCGATTCCCTTGATCTTTACGCCCATAGTTTCCTCCTTTCTTATCGCTGTACATCGACCACAAGATGAATGCGGTCGGAGTCTCCGTGGTTCCACACAGCATGGAGCCGCTTGTAGGGCACCGGGCCCCACCAGAAGCCAGGCTGCATGTACCTGTCTACTTCGTCGGTCTCGTCCCACCAGATCGACTGAGGGTTAGTTCTGATTGGGAGATGCCAACGCTCCCCGAGATCCATCGCATCGACGTGGGGGTTGACCACATCTCCGGCTCGGAGTCGGTTGAGCATGATGTGGGACGCCCTGCCGCCCACCAGGCCCTCGATCTCGGCAATAGCTGCCCGGATCAGCGGAGCCTTGGTAAGCCACGCAGGGAACCCCGTGTCGAGGGGATGCGCCATGTCGATCCCGGCCCCGTCCCTGTGGAAAGTGATCTTCTCGATCTCCTGGGCCAAGGCGTCCAGATCTTGTTCCGATGGCAAGAATCTCATGGCACCAGTTTAGTAGGGAGCCTGGGCACCGGGGTACCCGCCCCTCTGGAACTGGTACTCAACCGGAGGCTCCCCGCCCCCTACGTCGGGCACTTCCATCTCAGCCCATGCCAGAAGGTAGCGTCGAGCCCCATCAGGAAGCTCTAGCTCCACCCACGAAAGCTGGTACCTCCGGGGAGCCGTGGGGATCTCTAACTCAGCGAAGGACACTCGGTAGCGTCTGTCGGCATTGGGGATCTCCAGTTCCGCAAAAGACATCTGGTACCGCCTCGGGGCATTAGGAATTTCCAACTCTGCAAACGAAACCCGATACCGGCGTGGGGCTGTTGGGACTTCCAACTCCGCAAAGGAAACCTGATACCTACGGTCGCTGTTCAGAGAGACTTCGTAGAACGCAGTCAACGACTGAATGACACTGGTGCCTGTCATAGCAGATGTGGTCCACGTGTCTCCTGTGCCGGTCAGAATTCGAGTGCCGACATGCCCTGCCACATCTGCTGTAGAAGACGATCCCGACCGGGAATCGAACCGCTCGGTGTAGTTGGCGATGGGGGTCTTGGAGTTGTCATTGCTCTCCGCTCCCAGTGCTCCGAAGAAGAGGTACTCCCGGTTGGTAAGTCCCGAGAGGGTGGCCGAGATTGCTTCAGCCGACATGGAGGTATCTATCGTGGTGGCTGGTGTTTCCCAAGCCAGGGTGTTCCCTGCCCCAACCACCGCTTCGACAATATGGATAATGCCTGCAGCGTTGTTGGCCCCTTGATAGGTGTTGGTAATGGAGTTGCCAGTTCCGATCTCGGTAGTGACCTTAGTTCTCCAAAGAGAAACCGTGCAGCCGTCTGCAACAGCCCCGTCAGTTTCAGTTAGCTCAAAGACCTTCTCCCATGTATGGCCGTGAGTATCCGTGACAAGGTGGTAGCTGGTAGCTCCATCCGTTGTATTGTTGTTGTTTGAGACGCACCAGATCAGGATCTCTTTGTCCACTGTCAGAGCACTGGTGGGACTGACGCTAACCGAAGCAGCCGAAGCTGTATGGGACCCAAGGCCACGGGGAGTGATTCCCGAGATAGCCATGGGTTACACCTGAGTCGCTAAGAACCGAAGGTAGAGGCTGGTGTAGTCCGTGATGGCGTCGGCTTCGGCACCGGACAGGGTGTACGAGCCATCTCCGAAGGCATCCGGCGTCGTTCCGGCCGACACGGCTGTGGCTATCAGAGTCCCCGGCGAGCCTTCATTGGTGTAGCCCTGCCGAAGCTGCACAGTTTCGTTGATTGTGGCACCGCCCGAAGCGTCCTTCCCTCGACGCCACCGAATAGTGTGCCCGGAAGAGGACACTGGGTCCTCCAGGTTGGTCAGCTTGGTGACGTAGACATCGGACGTGGGAGCGAGTGCCGTGCGGATGTAGTCCGAGTCGGAGGCTGAAGACTCGTCAATCGTTTGGAACAGGTTGGAAGAGCCGCCTCCCTGGTCAGTCCAGGAGCCATCGTTAGTTGTGTCAGTTGAGGGTCTTCCGAATTGCGCCATTTACTTCTTTCTCCTGAACGAGCACATCTTACCCTTCCTGCACCAGTGAAAGCGGCCGAGCGTGAAGCCGGGGTTGGAGCGGAGCCGGACGTAGTTCTCCCGGTCCTTGGAGAGATAGACGATGCGAGCCTTCTTGGGAGGCTTCCGCAATGAGCCGACGAGAAGCCATCCCATGACGGCCCCAATGCCAGCGAGGATGGCCCCTGGCTCCATTAGGCGTCCTGGAAAAGCGTGCCTTCAATGGTGCCCGCCACGACTTCCACGTAGACTCCGCCCGAGGCTTCCTTGTAGTTGCCCAGGCCGTAGGAGATCGAGAGGGAGCCGTTAGCCGCCAACTCGATCTGTTCCAGGATGATTCCCGAAACAGCCGCTTTGCGGAGCCTAACCGTGGCAACGGCAGCGATGCCAGCCGCTTCCCGGATGCTGAACCCAGCCAGCTTGTTGACCGCTGTGTGGTTTGTGTTGGCAGTGATTGTGGTAGGTACTTGCATCCCGTCAGGATAGCAAGTGGCAAGGCACTGCGCTGTCCATAAAGGCATTGGCATACGCCTCGATGGGCCGCATCGGGTGAGGCAGATGGTCCGAGCGCCAATCGGTCGTCTGTTCGGCCCAAGGGAGGGAAGCCTGGAAAGCCGTGCGTTCCTCCTGTGTGGTCAAATTCTGGTCCCACACGTGCCCAAGCTCGTGCAGGAACAGCCGTGCCAGGTAAGCCGGGTCGTGGGCATGTCGGTTGAGCACGACGGCGTTAGCGAAGGCGTACCCCACAGTCGAGGCGAAGGTGACCTGAAGTTTCCCTCCCGGCAACTCGGCAAAGAGGGGGCGCAGGTCCCGGCGCACAATGCTCAGGGTGTTGAGGATGATGGCCCTCTGCTCGGGCGTCCCGTAGTCGCTCTCGGATGTGGCGTAGAAGGTGACGACCACTCCGCCATCCGGGTCGTTGTACGACAGATCGAGCACGTTCTCCGGTAAGTATTCCAGTTGGGGCGGAATGGCACACTCTCGTTGCCAAGCGTCGGCCTGAAGGGCAGCCCCCATTACGAGCCCCCCGATTAGGCCAAGGACCAGAGCGTAACGCTGTACCCGCTTCACCCAAAGTTCCTCGGCCGGACCCAAGAGTGGATCTCTACGGCCGTCACGCCGTCGATGATGCCGGTAACAGCCAGGCCGTAGTTGACCTGGAACTGCCGCACGGCAGCCTCCATGGGGGCGTCAAAGATCTGGGGATTTGGCGACTGTCGCATGAGAGCGTCGTCCTGGAAGTACCCGGACAGGCCCGCTCGCATGTCGTAGACAGCGTTTCCTTTGTCATTGAGTTTCAACATTCCTACCTCCGGTTTCTCGTGTTGCGTACTGAAGTATACCCCAGAAGACAACTCTTCAGGAGTTGCAATCATCTCAAAGTGCATGGCATCGAAGACCGTGTGCTCGTCAAAGTTCCAGTCCCCGTCCCAGTCCCCGCCCCACTTCCAGACCCGCTGCTCCCTCGCCCGGATGGTGTACACATCCTCAATGATGGGGAGGGCGATGTCGGTGACCAGTGTGCCGGTGTATGGGTTGTTGGCCGGGTTGATGTCGATAGCGAGGGCCCAGGCGTGGGGGGACCATATAGTTCCCCCGGTGATGCGCCGGTAGTTGTAGGATCCGGCCGACCGGACCACGTACCCATGCTGCCGGAAGACCTGATCGAGCAGGCGCACGGCGGGGATGATTAGCTTGTTGGTCCAGGACACGGCAGCGCCGCTCTTCCAGTCGTAGCGGCCCAGGTCCACGTCGCCTCCGACAGTGAATGTGCCGGGCCTGCCCCACTCCAGGAAGCGCCACGTATTGAAACCTCTCGTCGCCATTACGCCAACAATGCTACGACGGCCCCGACGCTAGCGGGAGCAGCCAAGAGGATCGACACGATGATTCCGATGGACCAGTTGCGTTGGCTTCGTTGGGTGGTCTTGAACAGATCAAACTCCGCCCGAGTAATGACCATAAGCTTGAAGTTTTGAAAGTCCCGGTCCATCGCCTGAATCTGCGACGAGACTTGCAGAACCAATTCACGTACGGTCATCGCCACTTCGGGCGGTGCCTTCGCTATCGGGTCTGGAGTGCCGTTAGCCATTGCTTAGTTGCGCTAGACGCTCCTGCGCCACGGTCTTGATGAAAGACACAAGAGCCAGAGCCCCAGCAAGTGCGCTACCAACAAGAATGGCCTGCAGATCAGGAAGATCCGAGAGCGTCAGAGTGGCTGGGATTCCGATGATGAAGCCCTCTACCAGAGTCCACGCAGCCCTTTCAAGAATGTTTGCCCAGTTCATGGCCGTCAGGTTAGCAGGTCAATTGAGCTTCTTGTAAGAAAGCCAAGACCCCGTATGAGGGTCCGCAGCCCCTTCGTGAGTGGTCAAGTCCGTATTGGTAGCGTGTCAGGTGCGGGGCAGTAGCTCCCCCCTGATAGCCAGGAATAGTCCGGGTCTCGGTCGTGTGCAGCACAACCTTAAAGGGTCCGGTGACATACGTACCCCCAGACTGACCGTCGCCTCTCCACTGTGCTGCAGGGTATCTGGACATCTCGCTAGGTATTCATCTTGCGGATAATGACGCTGTGTAGGTGGCAGGTTTGGGTGGAAGCAGCGTTATCCGAGCGGACTTTTACATTGACAGTGAGCGTGCCCGTTAGATCAGAGCTAGTGGTGCCCCAACTCATGCGGGAGTTCTCGGTAGTCACGGCTACACCATCAGTGCCCGACGCTACCGAAACCCACTCTTCCATTCGGGCTAAGAGGTTGGCCAGGTTGGAAGCACTAATGGAGCAAACAGACTTGAAAATCAGGGGCTTGCGATTTGTTGCCGACGCAGGCATGTTCTCAGCGGTCACCATCTCCACGTCAAAAGCGTTATCAAAGTCGATGGTGATCGTGTACTGGCGAGTAGCCCCGCTGTTATTAAGAATGGTCATGGCCACTTCTACGTCGATTGTGTCGCCCGCCACCACGCTGGCTAAGTCTGTCGTAAAGACGGTTACATCAGACGTAGAAGCGATACTGGTAGCTGAGTTGGGGGCGTCTGCATAGGCAGTGTCGCCCCCTCCGCTCGCCAGCGTCATCAGGTTGGTAAGGGTCAGTTTCTTTTTGGCGTTCGACGCTTCGCTGTCTTCGATCAAGACAAGGTCAGCACCGACAGGGGTGGTCTTGCCAGTGATGGCATTGATTTCTCCCGCCACGTTGTCGTGGATGGCGTCAGTGTCGGCACCAGGGACGGTGCCACCCTGCGCCCCTGTCGAAAGGTGCGAGTGATCGGCTGATTCCAGGCGGTAGCCGGTATGGGGATCACCAGCAGCGGCATGTGCAGCTATGTCGCCCAGCGCCTCATAGAGCGCATCAGCCTCGGCCTCAGTCAAGTACTGAGGGTGATCGTCGTCACCTAATCCTGTCAAGGCACCGTGGTCTGTAACCCCAGCCGCTAACGCCGACCACGTAGCCCCATCGCTGCGGTAGAGCACATTGGTATCGGTCGCCCAGAACAAAGTCCCAGCCTCAACGGTCGTAGCGTCGGGCCGGTTGGCAAAAACATCACTCAGGATGTCCTCGCCGTTGTTGAACCGCCCGGCCAAGGTCTCGTGGTGGAGGATGTGGCCGAGTTCGCCCTCGTCAATGGTGGTATCAAGCGTCATGGCAATGGGCTCCCATCCGGTGAAGTATATCCGGCCGTGGTCAGGGCAGCATTGAAGGCTGTGATGCGGGCCTCTTCAGTGAGGTAGGTGTGGCGGTCGTTGTGAGGCGTCGTAACTGCTGCCCAGATAGCAGCGTGGCCGTCCAGTTCCCCCGTGTACTTGAAGATGTTCGAGAGCCGGTGCCACAACTCCGGCGTCTCAGGAAAGTAGAGGCCCCCATGGTGGGCCGGAACGATCTGAATTCGGTCCCGCTCCACAAACTCGTCCGTGAAGGTGTCAGAGAACCCCGCCCCTATCCCTCGCAGTTCGGCCAGCTTCACGGTGCTCATGTGGTAATAACCTCCCGCAGACGTACTGCGATGTAACCCTCACCCGGCCGGTCTTGAATCACTCGGTATTCGTCTACTACGACGTTGTACTCGGTATAGGACCCAGCCAGTTCGTGACGGTAGCCGTCCCGGAAGGTCAGCACTGTCCCCAAGTCCCCAGAGGCAGCGATGTTGTCGATCAAGGTCTTCCCGTTCCAGCTTCGGTCCTGCATTTGAGCATCTTCGTCGGTGGCGTCAAGCAGCAGGTCCCACACACGAACACCCCGGACGACAGTGGCATGGGCTCGCACGTTTAGGATCACAGGTGTTACGGAGGTAGTGCTGTTGTTGTCAAGTTCCAAGCGGATCTGGAGGTTGCGGAAAGTACGGGTAGTCGCCCCAGTCGAGATGGTGAAGGTCGCTGACTTGGCGTTGTCTGTGTCGTGCGTTCCGGCCGTGAGCCAGGAGCCGTCCTGGTCCAGCATGTATTTCACTACGACCCGAGCGTTGGCTGGCAGGGGTTCGGTATTGATCGTCAGGCTCAGCAAGATCTTCTCGTCAGCGATGTTGAAGTCGTTGACGGCACTTTCCATTATCCCCGTGTTGGTGGTATAGGTTCCCCGCTCCAGGCGATACGTCTTGCTCTCTCCATTGGAACTAACAAGATCCTGCGTCCGGCTGATCCCCACGAAGATGTCGCCTCGGAAGAACACGACAGAGTGCCTTCCCAAGCCGTTCCCTTCCAGATCGTTCCAGTCGGTCAGGTGGTCTACAGCGTTGCTCCCGAGAGCCCCGACGTTGAGAACCGTGCCGCCCGCTACCCCCTGCGTTACTGTGTCGAGAGTCATCACGCTCCAGTCCGTACCGTCGTTAGTGCTAGGGCCTCCAAGCATTACGAAGTGGGTTTTCGAGAACTCTGAACCGTAGCCTCCACCAATCTCCTGCAGGTTCCGCTCCGGCCAGTTCTGGTGATCGAGCACACGACGGGTGTTCTTGTAAACAGCAAACAGGTCTCCGGTTACTTCATCGAAAGCGAACACAACCGGGTTCTGGCCCTCCAGTCCAGCAACGTAAAGGGTACCCAAGGTGTACATCGGAACAAGCCCCCGGAAACCGGGCAAGCGGACCAGTTCCTCCCCGAAACCGGCTCCAGCAGAAGTTGTTGGTGTGATTGCCCACACCACGGTCTCTTCGAGAGTGGGGGTAAAGACAAAATACAAGGTGTTTTGTCCTGCGATCCCGTCCCAGAACAAAGGCAAGCCAGTGTTGGCAGCCCCTCGACCTTCTGTGAGAGTTGCTACGGTAGTTCCGCCTCCAGCAGAAGCCAAAGTCTGTTCCTCGATGGTTAACCCTCCAGCGGCAGGAGCGCCTCCATAAACAAACCCCCCTACACCGGGAAGCACTGACCACCCAGCAGTTACATGAACAGCAAAGGCTGACCTATTCCACGACACAATGTCCGCAGTGCGCCCGCCGAAATAGAGAGCCCCAGAGTCCCCCCAAGCCTCCCTAGCTCCAGAGTCCGACGTAGAGCCAGTCGAGTCGGTTGCTACGAGGTTCCACTCTTCATTGACCGCATCCCACTCGTAGATCTTGGCATCCGCAGCAGCAGCATCGAGAGACACCAGGAACAGGCTATCTAACGCCAGGGCCATAACAGACTGCCCCAACGCAGGATCGCCTGCATCAACAGGAATCAAGGTAGCATGTGGACTCAACCGCAACGTGCCGTACGTGTGGAACGGGTCGATGTTGTATCCCAAGCTGTAGCGGCTCGGATTCTGTTGGTCAAACACATGAAACCCCTCACCCCCGCTCCAGTCGTTCAAGCTCCACTCCAGAATGTCAGGACGTAGCTGGAACTGTCCTGAAGTGCCTTGAATAAACCCATTAACGGGCGCACGGAGCGGCTGCCTGTGAAGAACATAGCTGGCCTGCTCCATGTCTTCAGCAATGCGGTACTTCACGCCCCCAAGCTCGATGGGGAACACTTCAGTAATCATTAGCCCCTCCAGCGGTTAGCACGCCGAATGAACGGAGCCGAAGGCAGTATCTTGCTCTTCTCGATCTTCAGCGTGGCCGCTTCCTGGTTCATCAACCGCAGGTACTCAGCCATGATTTCTCGGGAATCTCTCCCGGTCTGGCCGGGCTGCACGGTGCGGTCAGTACGCTTGCCGGGGTCGTGCGTGTTCGGCACGATGGTCCTCTTCAGCAACCGTGCCGCCGAGCCCAAAACCACCATCTCTTCCTGTCGGGTCAGCAGGTCCGTCACAGCGTCGATGCGCTTGGCATACGTGAAGAGCAGGGCCTCCCCAGCCGACTTCTGGCCCCAGTCCCAGATCGTAAGGGCTACCCCCGATCCAGCGAAGGTCGTATGAACCTCTCGATGGAACCGGAAGGGAATCGTTATGGCATCAGCCTGCACGCCCTCCCTAGCGTGATAGACCGACAGAACCTCCAGGGCGTCGGTGAACGAGGCCAGGTCGTAGGTGTACTGTCCGGCCACAAGGGTGATCGAGCCCTGCCCGTAGGCATAGATCCCGTACGCCTCAAACTCCAGGAGAGTGTCCGTGATCGCCTGGTCGATCTGCTGGAGCGTAAAGCGGGGGTTCTTCAGCACGACATCGTTGATGGAGTGAGTTGCAGCGGTCGTGCCCCCATAGCCCCGGATCACCGTCAGGGTGTTCGAGGCCACCGACTGCACGAAGCACTGCTCACCGTCGCTGAACTCCAGGATGTCACCCTTGGCCCAGTCGGTCCCTGCAGTCACATCTACGTCAGTCTCGGAGGCGTCCATCGCCTCAGTGCAGAGCGTAGCGAAGGGCCTAAGCAGGGGCCGGGCGCTGTAGAGAGAGTCCCGAACTCGGGTACGGATTAGAGCCTGGGTAGCCACGGCTCCAGATTAGCCGGTTGGGATCTTCCGGGTGAACGAGAGCTTCTTGTCGAGCAGGCCCAGGTCGGGAGCGTTAGCCCAGCCACGCTTCTTGTTGACCAGTTGAGCCCGAGCACCGAGGAAAGCCTTAATCCATTCGTAGACGGTTCCGGGGGGAGCCTGCAGTCTGGTGATGCCCTCCGTGTTTGCAGGGTCAAGCTCCAGAAGCCACGCCCCGTCCTTCATCGGGATGCCGTCCCGCAGAGGGTTCGGGCGCTGCGGCGCATCAATGAGTTGCTGCTCGAAGTAACGGAACAGCCGGGTCGCCATGATTGCCACCAATTGGTCCCGCTGCGATGTGGTCTTCGGCTTCAGAATCGGAAGGGCTTCCTTCGCCTCTTCGATCTGGTCGGGCCGGAGAGATTCCAGCCGCCGCTCCTGCTGCGCCCGGAACTCCCCGAGCGGCTGGGTGCGGGCTATACGGCCCGTGCGGGGATCACGAATGATTCGCACGGGCTCGTAGTTCATAAAGAAGCCATCGCCCAAGTGCTCACCGAGCATGTCCTGGGTAATCCTCTGGTGAGGGTCGATGTCCGACCGCTCTACGAGGACACTGGGCTTCGTGAACTTGGTCTTCACACTTTCCACAGCCGAGTCGTAGTCACGCCCTGGGACATGAGCCCCTGGCGGATGTTTCCGGCGTCGTCAAACAGGTTCGGAAGGGTCCGGGCCTGGTGACGCAGGGAGCAGAAGCCAGAGTTGACAGCACCCCGATGTGCCGGGTACTTCTCTACCAGACCGGGAACCATCGCCCGAGCCCAGCAATTGATGTGGGCGCAGTAGATGGGCAGGAAGTCGTTCCAGTCCCACAGGAGGGTGATGCCCCGGCGCTCGTACCTACGAAGTCCGAGGGCGTCCTCCCGGTCGCCTGCGGCAGTGTTGTTGATCTGGTCCTCAAAGGGGATTTGGATGATGCGGCCGTCAGGCTGAATCGCCTTGACCACATAAAGGACACTGCCTCCGAGTTGCGCATTCGGCGCAGCAAAAGCCAGGCCGACGAGCTTGTCTTCGTCCAGGTGAAACTCCGTGTCATCCAGAGTCTCGCCCTGCTTGTCAATGACAGCAAAGTACGAAGAGGGGAAGATAGCGTCAAGGTCCATTTCAGGCCAAGGCATGTCAACGTCGATCTCCACCTTGACCCGCCGTCCCGCACGCACGGTGCGCTTTTTGGACGCCTGGGCCGCTCTAAGAGCCCTGGCCTCTGCCTGGGCATCTTGGATGTTTTCGAGGATCTCGGGAGTGACTTCCTCACCTACGGATTCGACAGCCTCGGTCTCTATGACCGGAGCGGTCGCTCTTTTAGCTGTTGCCATGTCACCACTCTAACACAAGGTAAGGAGAGGATGCCGGTTCATCCTCTCCGGGTGGATGTTGCCTCAACCGGAAGGCTCCCTTTTGGGACACTTTGTAGGTTACTCGAATTAAGCGTCGGTCACGACGGCGACACCGGCGTTGTTCTCAATCTCACCCACGCCATAGTCAGCAGAGCCAACAAGCACCCAGCCACGGATAGGAGCCCAACGCATGGGCTCAACCCGGACATCGTACTTGGTGACCTTGCCCAGAGCGTAGTTCTTGACGAAGACAGCACCGGAGCGATCCGCACCGAGGTTCAATGTAGGAGAGTTAGTGGTGTTGAAGAAATCAATACCAAACCACTCACCGAAGTAGCCAGGACTGGAGTTTTTGCCAAGCATCCCCGTCTGTCCAGCCTCGAATCGAATCGAATGCTGAACGTTTGCAACGGTTTGCTGGTTCTTCAGGGCTGCCCGAATGTCACCAGTTTGGCGAGGGTGTCCAAGGAACACCAGCGGGCCAAGAGAGGCAGCATCCAGAGACTCCAGCGTATAGATAGCGTCGAGCACATTGTCCAGCGAGAAGTCCACGCCGGTTGAGCCTACCGAGTTTGAGAACCCGTTAAGCAGCGCCGCAATGTCAACGTCCATCTTGTCCGCAAGAGCCCGCCCAATCGTATCCAGTCGAGCACCGTGAGCCGCAGGAATATCCGACAGTTCGAGAACGTCCGTGATCGTCACCTGGAAGCCAATCTCTGCAGCCGTGATGGTTACAGAAGTGGTCGTCAGTGCCGTGTTGGTCGTTTCAACGCCCTGTGCCACTGCAGCCGCAGTGAACTTATCGGCCTTCGGGAACTTGTACGCCAGCGAAGCCTTGCCCACGAGCGACTCTGCACGAAGCAGAGGGATCGAGACAACGGCAGCCATGAGCGCACGCAGAACCTCGTCCGTGATCCACGAAGCGTAGGTCACGTCATCGTAGGTCGATGTGGTAGTCGGGTTGGTTGCGAAGTCAGAAGCCATTTTTGGTTATCCCCCTTTCTAAAGAATTACTGTTGTCGGATCAGACCGCTTTGCACATAGAAGTTTTCCTTCGAGAAACGAACTCGGCCTTCTCTAAGGGCCTTATCCGCAGCTACCGGATCTGTCTTCGCCAACTCGGTCAGTTGAGCACTGTTCAGCATTTCCGTTCCGGGGGTTAGCTGGCCCCCTTCACCGGCCTTGCTCCCAGCGTTGCCCACCAACGCCAGACCTTTGTTGGTTTCGGACGATTCGCCCGCTTCTCCACTCGCTTCCTTAGGAGCCTCAGATTCAGTCTTCGTAGGAGCCGGGTCCTTCGCCGGTTCTGGCGTAGCCGCCCCGATCCCCATTCCTTCAGACCAACTCTTGACGGACTCAGCCGTGACTTCCGCTCCAGCGGTCGCAGTAGCGAACGCCTTTGCCTGGGTCTCGTTGAGCCCTCCGAGCAGTTGTGCCTTCAGGATTCGGTTCTCGGTTTGCGCCTGAGCCAAAGCCGCTTGGGACTTCTCATGCTCTTCCTTGTACTTCTCCTGCGACTCTCGCAGTTCACGAATGTCTGTGGTTTCTGCCATTGTCCTTTCCTTTCACGATGCCCTATTCACCTGGATATTTAGGCTACGTAGACGGCCCAGGGTACCGCCAAGACTTTTCATTCTAATGACTCTCCACGGAGGCGTTGGAAACCCACCGCCCTGCCGCCTTCAGTCCTCGGTCGTACTTTGTTTTGGAGGAATGCACGAGCAGAGGATAGTGACCGTTCCATCTCCTGCGCTATATCCGCCTGGTTTCGCCCCGAACGGGGAGCAACTCCAAGGGAAAGGTCGATAAGATCATCGGGGTCCAGAGTACCAAGGTCAATCTCTCTGCGGAACTGGAGCACCAAACGTGCCGCCTGGGACATGCCTTCAAACGCTTCCTTAAAGGGAACATCCGGGCCTAAGAAGTCCACAATGGCTCCGGCATCTCCGGCCGAAAGCACATCTCCCAGCCCGGCTGCCTCGCCCGCCTCCAGGACCGAGGACTCGGCGTAGATCTCGTAGATCTCGTCGTCGGCCTGGCCGGAGAGGAAGTCGAACATGCCCTCGGAAGTGAGGGTGGGAATGCCTCGGTATGAGAGGATCTCCTGGAAGGCAGAGAGTGCCTCCCGGTTTTCCTCAAACCGCTCAAACACGTCGTATGTGGTCTGAATGGTCTTGGCGCTCTTCTGACCACGGATCAGCCGGTTGATGTCTTCCCGAGGGGCCTCGTGGCCCTCGTACTGGATGTTCAACTGGTTCACCATATTCTCGTACTCCCGATAAGCGTCCACCGACTCAGCCACGTTGAGGCCCTGCTTGCGGAACACGTCGATTTCGGGATAGCGGGCCATGAACACCTGAGTCTTCGAGACCTGTTCGAGCAGCCGGTCATCCGACCAGTCCTCGTGCTCGGCCACGAAGATGAGAGACTCGATCTCGGCGTTGCCCCGGAACTCTTCCGGCACGATGCCGGTGCCCAGCCCAGAAGCCACGGCACGCTCATAGGCCGTAAGGAAGTTCTCTCCGGTCGGAGACTCAACCTCGCTCACATTGCCAGCAAAGAAAAGGCTCTGCGTCCGAGCCATGTTGTCAAGGTCACCCTGGCCCATCGAGCCGTAGGTCGAAGGCTGCCCCGTCTGCCCGAAGATGGCAGCCATCTGCTCAGGAGACGCCTCGAAGTAAATCTGTTGCCCGCCCGGCAAGGTGTAAACGGCAACCCACTTCTCAGCCGCCTCGGTCCCGGACGGATCGGTGATGCGGAACCACTGGGCTCCGCCGTAAATCTGCAGAGTCGGTGTGGTCTGCACCACTGGGGTCTCGGCAGGAGCAGCAGTAGAGCCAGCGCCAGCCGCCCCGCCGCCTCCACCCCCGCCCGTGCCGGACCCAGTGCCTCCCCCTGTGGATGTGGTCCCAGAGCGAGAGGGCCGGGGAGCCGCCTCCTGTTCCCCGGCAGGCTTTACATAACGATTCCCGCCGTGCTCGACGGCGATGGTCACTTCAGTCTCCCCATTCAGGCGAGCAAGCTCGATCTGGTCTTCCAGCGGAAGCATTCGGAACCCTTGGTCAGACAAGCCGTAAGGCATTAGGCTCCCCCTCCCCCGAGCACATCACGAAGAGATCGGTAGCGGTTCTCGATGCGGTCGATGAACTTTGAAGACTTGGCAACGGTCGGATGGAAGCGCAGTCGGCCTTCGAGAGAATCAGGCGAAGCCCCAAAGGCAGCAGCGTTGCGTGCCACTGTGGGTGCATCGCCGGTCGGGCCCAGGACACCGAAGACGTTCGAGGCGTAGAAGCGCATGTAGTCCTCTTCGGAGACGCCAGAGGGCTTGTTACGGAAGAGGAACTTTGCATCAGGGCTTTCGAGCACCCGCCGTTTGGCCCACGTAGCGAAGTCGAGCGCCTGCGCCGGGTTTCCCGCCACGGTCTGCACGTACTGGCGAGCAAGGTCTTTCGCATTGGGCGCATCGGCCAAAGTGTAGAGACGCCAGGTCTCGTTGATGCGGTCAGCAAGCTGGTCGATGTCGAACATCTGAGCCGTGGTCCGGCCACCGCCGCCACCACCGCCACCGCCACGTCCGCTGCCGGTCGTACCGCCTGCCGGAAGGTCGCCGTACGTCCACCGCTGCTGGAGATACTTTCGCCCCATCTCGATGAACGAGCGAATGTTCTGAGGGTCCTCGGGGTGGAGCGGGCCCTTGCCCCCGCCGAACACGGCGGATTGCATGTCCTCCCAGTAGTAGTCAAGGAAGCTCCCGGCAAAGCTGGCCGGGTCAGCAAAGCCAGCGTCCTTCGCACCAGCCGTAAGAATGTCCTGAAGGTTGGTCGCCACCGTATCCATCCAGCCAGGGATCTCCCGCTGGGGCCCACGGCCCGCCAACAGAAGCTCGGCCTCGGCAGGCAGGATGCGGGACGCAAGCAATGCTGCGTACGCAGCCTCGTAGCTAAGGATGCCATCGTCGTACAACCCCTGCACCTGTGAGGCTGTGAGGTTGCGTCCTATCTGGTTGGCCTGCGAATCGTCTTCATCCTCGTCCGCAGGCCCGAGAGACGGAGCCCCGCTCCGCACCACTGAGCCTCCGCCGCCTGCCGGACGCTGCACGCCACCTTCACGAGCAGCCGTCGAGAGGCCGGACTGGGGAGTAGTGGACCAGAGCCCACCGGACACATAAAGACGAACCTGCGAGTCTGCGACGATACGGGATTCTCCACTCATCTTGTTATAGATGCGGGTTGCCATGTTGGAATGTTACCTCGTCCCAGCCAGGTCAAAGGCAATGTCATCGGTCGGGCGAAAGTCCTCGGGGTTGTAGATGTACTGGCCGTTCACCCACAGCCACACGAGGCGTCGTCCGAACTGGTCAATCTCGGGGAACCGAGGATCGGGCACCAGCCAGATCGAGCCCGCCGGTGCACGCTGCAGCATGTTGAACAGTTCTCGGTGGGCAGCCTCGGCCGCCTCAGGGTCCGTGCTGTACTCGGGGGCCCGCAAGCCGATAAGCCGAGCGCCGTACGCTTGGGGGCGTCCCTGCTCGTCCCCAACCGTGAACTCAGGTCCAGGCAGCAGCATCGGACTGAAGGTTGTGCCCTGGTTAGCGTTCTGCGAAACCTCCATCGAGTCACCGTCGATGACGTTCCACACGTACGGCTGGAAGCCGTTCGCCTCACGAGGATGTCCCGAGGGCGGAGTCGGAGGCTCCCAATCATCCGGCCACACGCCGAAGTCATCAGCGAACGCCTGGTCCCACGTAGTCTTCCAAGCGAAGCCTGGATACGAGTGCGCCATCCACGCATAGGCATCCCGCAGCGTGGTGATGTCCTGCTGAATGTTGGGGTCCTCCCGAGGGTCCTCGTAGAACTGCGAGGCCACCCGCATATCGTCTTGCAGCGCCCGCAGGAAATCGACCCACTGATCCGGGTACTGATCGTCCCCCGGACTCACCATGGCAATCTGTGCGAGTGCTTGGTCCTGCGCTGCCCCACGGAAGTCGGCTTCGTTGAGATACCGACCTACGGTGAGGGAGTGCAGCGGGTTCTCTCGGTTCTGAGCCAGCTTCCCTTGGATGGCCTCGATCAACTGGGCCCCGGTGTACGAGTCGCCCAGATCAACGCCCAGCAGACGTGCCTCTTCGCTCAGTTGAGCAGCAGGCACCGTAAAGACGTACTCACGAATGTACGCCGGGAAGCCACCCGATCCTTCGATGACGTTGTTGGAACGCCACTGGTCATTCAGCGGCTCGCCGTCGTTGAGGAAGTCAGCATCCTCTGGCCGATTCTCCATGATCCACTGCACCGCCTCGGAGTAGATGTTCCGGGCTGCACGATCCTGCACCACGAAGTAGTAGCCAATGGCACTCAGGAGCACATCTTTGGCAGGGCGGGGAACCAGCCAGCCCAGCTTCTTGTACTGCTCGAACTTCTCTGCTCCCACGTTGCCGGGGAAGTGCTGGAAGGGGGTCGAGCCTTCAAGCTCAGGAATCTCATCCACCTTCAGCGTGTTCCAGGTCCAGCCAGACACCAACTGAGGCACGAGTCCGGGGAACTGGAGAATGAGCTTGTCCCTCTCGCTGACCGGGAGGTTGTAGAACGTGTTACGGATGGCACTGGCCGCATCAGCCCGTGCATTCTCATCCTCCGGCCGGGCAGCAAGCAAGGCCCCCTCACGCTCCGGTAGGAGAGTGGGGAAGATCTTCCCAGCTTCCAGCCAGATTTCTTCGAGATCCTCCAGCGTGGGGTCGGTGTTGAAGCGGGACGGCACAACCTGCCGGAGCAGAGTCCGCTGCAGCAGAGCCTCGCCCGCCTCTTCCAATGCCGTGTACGCAAAAGCCTGAAGCAACTGGTTCACCAGATCCTTCTCGGATGTGCCTGCCTGGCCGTACGCCAGCAACTCTTCCCACGCTTCCTGCGTGCCGAGAATGCCCTTGATCGAGCGCACCGCCTGTGTCGAGCCCTGCGTGTCCCCGATGAACTCCATGAGAGACCACGGAGCCGGGAACTGTCCACCCGTCCGCAGGCCGGTAGCTGCCGCCATGCGCATGAACGACGACACCCAGCCTCCGCCCAGGAAGCGTCCCAGCGGTGACGGAGAGCCGTATTCCACAGTCGGAAAGAAGCCCGGAAGCTCGTCCCGCATCCACCGCTCAAAGGCGTTGTATTCCTCCGGGCTCTGCGCCGGATCGGGCACGAAGTAGTCGATGAAAACGGTGGGAATCACGCCCAGGCCAGGGAGCAAAGAGAAGAATGGATTTTCGCCTCGGTGAGGCAAGAAGGTTGCCGCTCCCAAGTCAAGGCCCTCAATGTCCACATCGTCCCCGAACGCCACGCTCAGGGGCCAAGGTACCCGAAAGCTGAGGTTCTGGTTCTCCAATTCAAAGTCGAGAGCAGCCACACGAGAGACCAAGGCGGTAGTGCGGTTAGGCAGAATCGGTACCGGGTAGTGCCGAAGAGCCTGGTCGATCCACCCGCTGATGCGAGGGTGATTCTCCCCAATGAAGTGCCCTCGCAACACCGGCTTCGAGAAGACCCGGTTGAGGTAGTAGCTCCACATGTCGGCCCACGGCTTGCCGAACGGTGCAACATGCCGGGCCGCCAGGCCAGCCGGAGAGTCCAGATGCCACGAGTACATGATGCGATCCACCGCACGAGTGGCAGAGCGATCTGCAAGATTCTCCAGGTAGGTACGAGGCACTACCTTCATCCCAACAAGGCGCTCGTCCAAGAACCCAGTAGTCGCCCGAGAGAGGGGAACCTCAAAGCCCATCTGGACAGCCATCTGCTCGTACTGGTCCGGCTCCAGAATGCGATAGCCCTGCGAGTCCATCAAGGACTCCAGGCGCTTCATCTGCCGGGTGCGCTCCAGCACCGAGATCAGTTCTTGTCGGCCAGCCTGCGGCTGCAGAAAGAGCGTGTCCAGCATTCCCCGGACGCCCTGGAAGGCATTGAACGCTTGGGGGTCCTGCGCCCAGCCGGGCAGGGGGCCCAACTCTCGAAGCACATACTGAGGGAGCCCAACCGAGCGTCCCCGCTTGATGGACTGCTCGACGGCGTGGGCCCACGCAGCGTCAGTGCGGGCCGGGTTCTTGGGGTTGCGAGTCAGCCACTCCCAGATGTTCTCGTAGTTGCTGATGGCATCTTCCTTGGTCATCGGACGGGACACCTTGGTGATGTGGTCCTGTACCAACTGGTTACGCATCCAGTTCTGCTGGCTGTCCCAGAATGTGTCGAAGCCCCCAGCACGCCACTGAAGGAAGCCGGGGTCTTCGAGGAAGAAGTCGGTCAGTCCCTTAGCAACGGACTCGTGCTCCCACGAACCCACAGGAATGTCACGGAATACTTCTCCGGTTGCTTGGAACATGCTGCTCTGTCGTCCATGCAGTTCCCGAGGCACTGCTTCCTTAAAGCGGCGGAGGCGACTCTCAGCGATACGGCTCACGGGACCTAAATTGGCATGGCCGCCGCTAATCCGACGCAGGCCGTAGTCAACAGTCCGCACTGCTCGGGCTGCATTTCGATCCGCCCATGCCTGCAGTCCCCTAACTCCGTAGTCGTGGATGATGCGGTAGTACTCGTCCAAGTGAGCGACCGCTGCGGTCGAAGGACGCATCACCTTGTCGAACAGGAAGAAGCGACGGCCCGCTTCGTACCAGCGTCCGGCCGAGTCCTGGAGCTTGCGTCGGCCCCACTTGTTCCACTCGTTGAAGAACGCTCGGGTGATTCGGTTCTTCCCCTGCATGTTGCCTCGGAGGATGCGGCCAAAAATGCTCCGGGCTACCAGCAAGTCGATAGGAGAAATAGGAAGATTCACGCTCATGCCCTCCGTCTGGGGAGTCAGCACTTTCTTAATCGTAGGAGGAAGATCCCGTCCGGCCGCAGGGTCAATCCGACGCTGCTGGCCTCGACGCCAGGGAGCATTGCTTCGCAAAATCTCCCACTGCACGGCACCCTTCTCGTCCAGCAGGCCAGGGATGCGGCTCAGGATCGAGTCGTTCTTCACATAGTCCTCGTACGTACGCAGGATCAGATCTCCCATACGCTTGCGCTGGTTGGGGTCTCCCAACCCCTGCAGAGCCTCAACCAGCTTGTTCGAGGTTGCCTGGAGACGGGGCATCTTGTGAGAGAGCAACGTGCGAGCCTGCGCTGAGGAACCAATGGCTTCCGCTTCCTTACGCATGATGCTCTGGATAAACCGAGCCCCATCGTCGGACATCTCGGGAGCCAGCTTGGTCACGTTGTTGGCGAGCCAGTACGGATCGAGTTGTGGTTCGAGCTTCCGAGCGGCTCGGAACAGTGTCAAGCCATCTCCCTTGTGGGTCTTCGAGGTTGCAATAGAAAGGTTGACCAGTTTGTCGTTGTCGTAGTCGAGTACGATGCGCCCAACCAACTGCTCACTGCGGTAGAGAGGCAACGTCAGTTGCGAACCATCCTCAGCAACGTGGGGCTTACCGATCCCATCACGCATTCCGGGGGCAGGCAACGGATCAATCGGCTGAATGTCCTTCCCCCCGAATGCCCTCACGAAGTCATCTGTGGGCTGGGAAGTGTAGTCCGCCAAGAGTCGAAGCTCGTCTGCGCTACGCCCGTCGATTCGGCGCTTGATCCCTTCCAAAAGCTCCCGCTGCTGGAACAGCCGAGTAGCGTCGTCCGCCGTGCCCGTGCTGGCCTTGCGGGCCAAGAACTGGATCGCCTGGTCCAAAGTATCGTACGGCTGCCCGCCGATAGTAAAGCCCTCCACCAGCGGTCGAATGTTGCCCTCCGCCAACTGCGAATAGATTCGCACTTCATCAGTCAGGTCCGCCGTGGCCTGACGCAGAATGTCCACGTCGTCGGAATGGCGCAGCGAAACTTCGGACGCAATGCCCATGAACTCGTTAGAGAACTCGTCAAACTTAGAAAGATCATCGGAGAACAAAGTGGCGAAGGTTTCGAGCACATCATTGGTCATCGAGGACCCGTACAACTCCACGCTCGTGCGGTTGGACACGCTGGAAGTAAAGCGGCGGGCCGTCTCCACGATGTCGTTCCCCGGATCGTCCAGGGTCGCCTTCACGACGTTGCCTCGATACTGGGCCCACATCAGGTTGTCTACCTGGCCTGGCTCGCCTCCCAAGAGAATCGCCTCCGTGAACAGTTCCTTGGCCTTGTCCAGATTGCCGTTTTGGACAGCCCGGTGGAACTGCATCATCTGATTATCAGGCATCCACTCCGTTGCCGATAGCATGGCCCGTCCGCCCCGCTGCGTGGAACTCACCAGGGAATCAAAGACCTGTCGTCCGGTGCGGGAGTTGACCAGGCCCATAACGTTGTCGGCTGTAGCGAACTGACGCAAAGCAGCGGCTCCCTTGGCCGGTGCGAAGACCCACGTTGTCGGATCGAAAATCGTCATCAGTCCGAAGTCGATGCCCAGGCCGAAGAAGGTTCCCTCCAGGCCCCAGATGGCGGAGGGTTGGGCGTCGTACTCTGCGATCTCGTCAAGGATGGCCCGGAACTCGCCATCGGCTACCATCTCTCGGATGTCATCGTCGCTGAGAAGCAGTCCGGCCCCCACAGCCAGACCGCCGGTCAGTCGGCCCCAGTCATCCATCAGGTCAAGAGTCGAGTAGTCGGCCCGGAACTGGTTCTCTTCGAGGGCTTTGTAGTAGACATCGTTCTCTTGGTCGAACGCCTGTTGGCGCATCTGCTGAACCTCGTCCATGTTCTCCTGGTTGCCGAGAAAGCCATCAAGCAGGAAGGCCGACGCAAGCTGATAGTCGCCCCCAGCCGCTTCGAGCAGGAAGGTCTGGGCCTCAGGAGTCATCTCTTCAAACGACACATCTGCCGTCACGGCGAGGTTCTGTGCGAAGCGAGCGTCCGCCTGCTCCTGGAGCTTCTGGTTGCCGACGATCTTGGTGGGCTCGCCCATGCCCCCAAAGGTCAGGGCGGAAGGACCCAACAGCATTGCAGCGGGAATCTTGTCGAGCACCTGCATAGCCGTTGGCAACGGAGCCTTGTCAGGATTGCCGGTTAGGGTTGCAGCCCACCCCCAGACCCCCTGCGAAGCAGCCATGAGGAAAGCGCCCCAGTTCGGGCGGTCGTCCACCTGAGAGCCTTCGATCCCGGCCCGGTATTCCTCGAAGAGCTTGGCGTACTGTTCCTCAAATGCCGACTGCACTCGGGCCTGCTCGGTGTCCTCGGGATCGGGCAGGATCAAAGAAGCGGCTCCCTGGCCGATGAGGTTGTTGATGATGGTCTGTCCCAGCCCCCGCTTCATGTCCTCAGCACGTACCTGATTGCGGGCCAGCCGATCCGCTTCATCAATGCGAGCCTGAGTCAGAGCCGCCCGAGCAGCGTAGCCCTCAGTTGCCTGGCGATCCATGTCGAGCATCGACTCGTCCAGGAAGCCAAGGTCGGCCGGATCGTAGGAAGTCATCTGCGAGATGCTGCCTGTCGCACGAGTGCGGACATAGGCATTCTCGAACTCCTGGGCGTACGTACGCTGCGCCTTCCGCAGTGGGCTCTCCCATCCACGCTCGTGAACCCGAAGCTCGGGGTTCTCGCTCGCCCGAGAGAACAAGTTGATTACGCCGTCAGGATTGGTGTGGCCGAAGCTCTCCACCACCGAACGGCTCCGGGGTGCGCCGGGGCGTCCCCCCCTCGCCATTACCTCAGCCCTCGGCCGGTGCTCTGGACGGCCAGCGAACGGAGCAAGGCTGCGGCCATCTTCCGCAGATGTGGCGTCTTGGCAAACTGAGCAATCGAAGCGAGCTTCTGCGCCTGCGTCATCTGCGCCATCAAATCAGAATTCATGGGGAGCCCCTGAAGGGGTCCGTCACCGGGCCCGACAGAGAGCCCACTGGTGATCGGCTCCTGCGATGCAGGCATAGATGCCAGCTTCGCCAGAGGCGATCCCATATCAACACCAACGTCCGCCCCGGCAGCAGAGACCTGTGCGCTCCGGGGAGGCAGGGCGCTCGTTCGCACACCGCCCTGGCGGGCTATCGACTGAAGTTGTTTGCGCTGTCCATGCTGGAACGATGACCCTTGAAAGATATTCGGGCTAGCCATGCGGGAATGTTACACCGACTGGAGCGGACTCGACAGCAAACGCTGCATGGGAGGCAGTGCCATGCTCGGGGGAGCCTGCCGGGCGCTGCCCGGTATGCCTCCACGGGCAAGGGACTCGGCCTGCTGCAGTGCCTCGGCACCTGCGTCTCCCCCCGCTCCGGGCGGGACCAGGCCCGTCCCCGGCGAAGGAGCAGGAGCCTGCAATGCCTTCACCAATTCCTCAATGGCATCGTCAATAGAAACTTCTTCCTTGTCGAGTGCAGCAAGGAACTGAGCAGCGATCTCCAAATTGCCCTGGCTCGCCTGTTGCAATACGCCAAGCATGACTGCCTTGCGAGTGTCAGCCCGAGCACGCCGCAGTTCCTCCACCGTAGGATCGGGGAGGAAGTTCAGGTTCTCTCGCACAGTCTCCGCCGACAACACTTCGTTCGAGAGCCACATCGCCATGCGCATCTCCCGGCTCTGGGGGTCCGACCCAGCCCCGATGCCGTAGGTCACGGACACGACGTAGTGCCCGTCCACATCGGTCTTGGGGTTGTAAGTCTCCGCCGTGCGGTAGATCCGGTCGTCGCCATGAATGGTCTTCTCGCCAGCGCAGTAGATCTCGTCAAAGCGAAGCATCATGCCAGAGATCTTGATGAGCAGACGCTCGAACTGCTTGTGCGCCAGCGCCAGCCGTGCGTCGATCTGGCCCATGCTGGCGTCGATGCCTCGGGCCGAGATGATCGAAGCACCCGGCTCCCCCGTCAACTGCTGAGGGAAGGCCGACTGCTGGCGAAGCTCATCACCCAGGCGAGCGATCAGGTCCTTGACATCGAACCGGCCGCTGCCCTGAATGCGCTCCATCCGAGCATCGTGCGAGCGAGCGTGCAATGTGCCTGCCGGGCCGAAGTCCTCGGGGTTGAGCACGTTGAACTCCAGGACCGGAGGGAACACATCTTCCTCGGTCGCCATGATCGTGAGGGACATCAGGCGGTGAATGGTCCGCATGACGTGAAGGGCCTGGTCGAAGAGACCCCGGCGCTGTCCGTCGAAAGACGGCCGGACTTCCTCCACCACAGGAACGAAGCCGAGCTTGTTCTCTTCCCGTGCCAGGATCACTACGCCGTCCTTGCGGTTCTCGGTCGTAGCGTCGGCCACTGCCAGGATGAACTCATCCCTCTTGAACCAGAACCACTCTTCCAACATCTCGCCGTCCTGCTTGGGCAGGCGGTCTTCAAACTCAGGGTACTTCGCTCGGAACTCGGCCCGGCTGATCCGGCGAGCAACGAGCGCAGTCTGCACGTCACCCTTCTGGTCTTTCAGCAGGTAAGTGTGCCGAGGATCGAAGCGAAGGATGTACGGGTTGCGGTCGGCTGCTGGCACGGTGAAGTCAGCCCACACGCCAAAGATGACAGCCCCGGCTCCGGCGTAGTCGCCACCACCCAGGGCCAAAAGTTCGAGCAGGTTGCTCTGCTCCCACAACTCCAAGAGCCGACGCTCTCGCTTACGAGCCTTCTTCTTCCCCACCGCCCGATCCTGCACGACAGGCACGGGGCAGCGAAGGGTTGGCATCTGGCTGCCGAAGATGGCAGACCAGTGGGCAATGCCCATCTCCACGATGTTCGCAACAGTAGGAGCTTCGGCCGTCTTGGTCAGGTCAGGCCACACCATGTCCCACTCGCCGTTCGCAATGCGGGTAACTTCCTCGACCCGATCATGCCATCTCTTATGAAGCTCCACCAGAAAGTCACGCTGCGCCCGAAGGTCAGCACCGGAGGGTTGGGCTATGGTGGCAACGGTGCCGTGTTCGACACTCTGATAACCGGGCTCGATCATGCTGAGATGTTACATCCTCCGCCCACGGCCTGGGAGATTTCCACCCCGAAGTTGGGCAGCCTCAGCCAGAGTAGACCGAATGCCGGTACGGTGCCGGATGATCGGAGGACCTCCCCGGCGTTGAGCAGCCGCAGCTTGGTCGATCACATCATGCCTGGCGTGGCCCGCCACTCCGTTTGCAACCCAAAGCGCAATCGCCCCGTCCTGTTCTTCCGAGAAGGGAAAAGCGAGCAGGTCCTCGATCAGTGGTCGCAGCTTTTCCTTGTCCGCCTCGGTGTGCGAGGGGAAGGCGATCAGTCCGTTGCCGAAGAGCGAGGCCATCGCAGCCACGCCGTACTCTTCGTCCCACTTCGAGCCGGGCTTGTGGCCCTTGCCTACCGTGCGGTGATCAATCACGATGGTGCCCGCTGCCTTCGCACGCTCCATGAAAGACTCATCACCCATGAGGGTCGGAGCGAAGTTGGTCTCAACGGCAGAGAACTGCACACGATGGTCTCGGTACTCTTCCCAAAACTGGTAGAAGAGGTTGTGTCGGATGCCGGTGGCTCCGAGGTTCGAGCGCACGAAGATGTCCACAACCCTGCGGACTCGGGTACTTGGATCGAATGCCAGTAAGAGGGAGAATGCTCGCCCGGTCGTCGCAGGGTCTACCCCCAGTATAAGGATCTCGTGATCGAGCACCGTGCCGAGCGAGAAGTTGGCTCCCAAGTCAAACGCCTTGTCGATGTGGTCCTGCCGGAAGATGGCCTCGGTCTCTTCGACATCCTCCTGCTGCCACACGAGCTTCCACCGCAGAGGGTTGCCAGCGAACTCGGTGCGAATGTCAAGCAGGCCCGGCCGGTAAACCTCGCCTTCGATGGGGTCCTCAAACAGCCCTCCCTCCAAGGCCCAGTACTCAGGCCAGCTTGGGCGCTCGTCCTCCGTGAACTCGTCCAGCAGAGCAGGGATGGAAACGAGCCGGTAGGTCGCCAGTCCCTTCCACCGCTTCTTCCACACGCCGTACAGGTCAAAGGGAAGCAGCCGGGTGCCGTTGATGACGGTCTGCCCCTTGTTGGCACGAGAGCGGACTTCCCCAGTGAACCAGTTGTCGATCTTCTGGCGCATGGTGGGAGACATCTGGTTGTCGGTCACGAGAGCATCGTCCAAAATCAGAACATCGAGGCGGGTTCCGTAGATCAGCTTGCCGATGCCGAGGGCTTGTACGGTCGGGTCACGCTCTCCAGAGGTACGGTGGCGCACCACGATACGAGATGCCTGCCACTCACCTGCCTCGTCGCCCTGCGGACGCCAGCCGTTGAAGTCGTCAATGAGGTTCCCCTCACGTCCCTCGTACAAGTGGCGCTCGGTAAGGTGCCTCTTCACCCGGTCAAGCAGAGCGTTAGCTTGCTCGCCGTTCTTCGAGACGATGGCGATGCGCACGTTGGGGTTGCGAGCGATGCGATAGAGCACGTACCAGAGCGTGACGAGGGTGGACTTCCCCGACTCGGGGTGTCCGAGAATCTGCACGATGCGACCCATCGGGTCAGCCAGGTTTTCAGCGATGCGCTTCTGGTGCTCTGACAGGATCACGCCGAAGTACCGCCACACGAACGCCTCGAACGAGACCTTCGACAAGTCGGGGTACGCCCATTCGGCCCCGGACTCCCGCACGGCCCGCACACGCTGGGCCCACTGGAGATCCTCAACGGACCACTTCTCCCACGAGGACTTCAGCGTGTAGCCGAGGCCCTCCGCCGCTTTGCTGTAGCTCCACCCATGCTGGACCAGTTCAAAGAACGCCCTCTTGGCCCACGACTTATAGGCAGACGTGCCCTTCTTGTCGGGCGGGTTGACTACGAAGACCGGATCGAGCCCGGACCCAATGGGCGGCTTGACAAAGAACCCCGGCACACCACTGCGCCAGTAGCTCTCGATTTCATCCCACGCCTTCTGTGGGTCAGCGATTGGTCGTCCGGCAGACACATCTGCCAGTTTACGGGATCGAGACGCCCAAGAAGCGGGCGAGCCAGATCACCACGATGATGAGAATGATTAGGTAGAGAACTCTCTCTGGTGTCATGCCTTCAGTTTACGCTGGCGGATCTGCTTCCGCTCGACGTACGGCTTGACCTGAGACTCCAGGAACACCCGCCAGCCCTCGTTGTGCTCGAAGTCGTGGAGGTACCAGTGTGCTTTTCCACGGGGGCTGGGGGCCTCTTCATACCTCTGCATGCGACCGGCAGGGGTTTTAAACCACTGCCCGGTCGCCCGCTCGGACATCGGGGCGCTTTCGGTAGGGAAAACCCGGTTCATGCTGCAGGTCCTACGAGATACCAACCGGGAGGCAGGGGCTCATACGTTGCGATGCTGGTCGTCACTGTGGCCCACAAGACGAGGGCGAGGACGATCAGGGCCACGAGCAGATAACGCATCGTCCACCATCCTACCGGCGACATCTTCCGCCCCGTTGATGTTGAAGAACACCGCCGCAGCGTGATCCTCGTCGGTCTCGCCGTTGAGCCACTGCAGCATGTGCCGCAGTGCCGAGCGCCGGTACCGATGCAGTTCCTCCACGCCCTCTGCCAGCGTCCAGTTGGGAACACCGGGGCGCACGTCTGGGTACTTCGCCTTGGCTTTGGTTAGGTGGGCTGCCCACCGTACGAGCATGGGCCCGTGGAGGACGTTGGTGAAGTCGATCTTCCCATCCTCTACGTCACGCACCATGCCACTGTCGAACTGGTGTCGAGCACCAGAGTCTTTGACCTCAAACTGATCTGGTTTGATGATGTGAAACTTCCCTTCGTTGTATTCGGTCCAGTGAAAAGAACAGAGGCCGTAGTCGAGCACAGTTGCTTCCAGGTCGCAGCCTGTGATCTGGCACTTCATTTCATTGCCTCGATGACTTTGATGGCCTCGTCCCAGCCGACTGCCCTGATGCCCCCATGGAACTCGGTGTTCCACGGCTGCGAGAACAGGATGCCCGGCCTGGCCCCGGCCCGAGCTTCGGTATTCCAATCACTGATGTTGGTCACGCTGTCGTCCAGCAGGGAGACGGCGTTGTAGTGGCTCTTCTTCTCCCCGTACCCTACGAAGGCAAGGCTCCGATAAGGCACGGCATTCCTCTTCAGCCATTTGCTGGTGTGTTCCACCGCAATGTCGTGGCCGAACGAGTGGTACAGGCGAGTGGTCACGATACGAATGTGCCACTCAGAATCGCTGAGAGCCCACAGGCCCTCGATGGCTCCGGGGATCGGGTCACCGTTGAGCCAGATGGCCCCATCCTCCACGCCTCGGCGGAAGAGGAAGTTCCACGCACCCTCGGGGATGCCCCAATCCTTGTGCATGTCCCACGACGCCCCGCCACCCATCTGCGACCGCTGCTCCGCTCCGGGAAGCTCCCGGCGCAGAACGCCAGCCGAGTAGTCGGTGACGGCCTTGGTGAAGTCGTACACCACTCCGTCCAGGTCGATGTTAATTATCGGTCGGTTCATCAACCTGTTCCGCAACGAACTCGGGAGACGCCTCGAACTCCACGCCCTCTTCCTCGATGATCTCGGGCAGGTAGTTGGGCACGATATGCAGCAGCCCGGACTCGGGATCCGGCTGCAGGTCGAGCCCGGAGAAGTTCTCCGGTGGTGTCCACTCCATAGGAATAGCGATGGGCTCTTTGGCCGTGGTGGTGATGTACGTCAGCACGAAGCCCATCTGCTGTAGCCGCTCCTGCATGTGTCGATTCTCCTGCAGGAGACGGATGTTGGTTGCGATTATGCGCCTGCGCTCGTCACGCTGACGCCTGGTCGGTCCAGTTCTACTCACTCTTTACCTCTTCTTGTCGAACATGGTCTCACGGAAAAGGTCCATGCCTGACTTCTGGCGACCCCCTCCAGCATTGCTGGCCGGAGCCCGGCCGGATCGAGCAAGGCGCTTCCGCTCTGCCGAACCGCTCACGGAATAGTGAGAGGCGACTTTGTTGTGTTGCTTCTTATTTGGCATTGTCATCATCCTTTCTGTCGTCTTCAACGCTCTCGGCCGAATCGTTATTCCCTACGACCAGAGAAATGATACCGTCATCCTCCGTGATCCGACCCGACGCCTTGGCATTGGCGACGATCTTCGGGAAGGAAGTTCCCTTCATCCCTCGCCGCAACGCCTCTTCCCGCAGGTCAGCCCGAGGCATCTCCCCAAGGTTCTGTTCGAGGATGGTGATGAGAGTCTGCTGGCTCGGTGCCCGAGCGATAGCCAGCCCGCTCTTCAGACGGAGGGCTACGGATGTGCCCTTCTTGGTCGGGACGGCAAACTCCTGAAGCTCGAACCGGAGCACATCCGGGCGAGAGCCATCCTTCACCTTCTGCGTCGAGAGCACCACGGAGTCGAGGGGCGGGTTGGGGTCATCGTCCGTGGCACGCTTCCACGTCGGCTTCATCTCGTACACCATGTCGGCGGAACCTCGGAGGGCACCCGAGCCTCGAAGATCCTTAGTGCTCTTAGTCTGGTGGTGGTTCACCACAACGGTCGCCCCAAGCTCGATGAACTGCTTCAGGTAGTTGGTGAAGTCGTTCATGTCACCGGCGTTGTTCTCGTCGCCAGGGTGGAAGTAGTCAACGAGGGGGTCGATGACAACCAGGCGAGGCTCAACTCGCTGCACCAAGGCCAGGAGCCTCGCCCGGTCATCGCCGTCCGCCTGGGAGCCGAGGGACAGGGAGTCCAACACCCATCCGACGTTCTCGGAGACGAAATCCGCCTCTCGGCTTTGACGCCAGGCGTCCACCCGGCCACGAAGGCCGGTCTTCCCTTCGGAAGTCAAATAGAGAACCCGGCCCTGTTCGCTTTTATTCCCGACCCAGGACCACCCTGCGGCCAGGCTCAGGGACCAGTCCATCGCCAGCAGGGACTTCCCCACGTTGGGCTCGGCGTGGACCACGACCAGGGACTCGGCTGGGAGGTAGTTCTCGATCAGCCAGTCTGGCTCGGGGATCTCGTTGAGGCCCGCACCCCAGAAAACCCGGATGGGGGCCTGCGGAATGTAAATGTCGGTGCTCGTGGTGTCTCCTACCCTTGCCTAGCTGTCATGCCTGACGAACGTGGTTCCGCCCGGCTTTATTCCCAGGTACTCCTGGGCCGAGCGGTTTCCCGATGCGAGCCCGGTACCTCTCTCCCTTCTTCCGGTCCCGCCCGATCTTCCGACCCTTGGCTTTGGCCTTCTTCTGCTCAGCCATCAGGGTGCCAATGGGAAGATCTGGGAGTACTGCTCCAGAGCCTCATGCTTCATCTGGGAGATGAGGGCCTGGTCGTCCCCCGAGAGCCGAGGCAGGTCCCAAGACTGGATCTTGTTGATGTAGCTAGAGTGCCCAACCCGCTTCCCCTTGACGGTGACCTTGATGGTTTGGATCTCGGCCACCGGCTGCTCCCCTCTCTCGTGCTCGACCCTCACTCCGTCGATGCGGTAGTTCGCCTGGGCGTACCGCAGCCGCCCAGAGGGCAAGGAGCGCACGGCGGGCATGGTCACGGTCACCGGCTCGGCCAGCGGGAAGTAGACGGTGCGGCTGTGGAACTCACTGGTCTGGGGCTTCTCAAAGAGGCTCATGTCGGTACCAACGCCCAGGTTGTGCTCGTTATTCCGCATCATGACGGAAAAAGTTTGTATAAGGGTCCGTATAAGGCAAAAACCCCGATATTCATTGGTTCGCACACGTAAACGTGACGGCCCGCAATACCGTAGGTTGCGGCCGTCGTCACGGTGGTCATCACGGTAAAGCGAATATAAAGAGACCGGGCCGGTGGAGGCATCCTGCGGATGGGAGGGGTCCTGGAGGGTCGGCAGAGGGAGTGCTGGGTGTGGTTTGGGTGACTTAGGAGGAAAATGAACAGGTTCTAGGCGGATTGGGGGGGAATCAGGGTATTCCAGGCATTTTCGGGGTGATCCGCTCCTT